CGCGCAGCTGCTCCATGGCTCGGAATTCGGGTTCTGGAAGAACGCCGCGATGCACCTGGCCGGTATCGGTAACACGATTGGCGACATCTCCGGCACTGAGATGATCTTTGAGTCCACGGCCAACGGCCTGGGCAATCAGTTCCACACGATGTGGCAGGACGCCGAAGCAGGCAAGTCCGAGTACATCGCAATCTTTGTGCCTTGGTTCTGGCAGACCGAATACCGTGCACCAGTCAGAGATGACCTAGCACTTTCGTCTGACGACGTGACCTACAAGAATGCTTATGGCCTAGACCTTGAGCAGATGCAATGGCGTCAGAACAAGATTCAGACGTACGGTGCAGGTCACGAGTGGTTGTTTGACCAGGAATATCCCGCAACAGCGGCCCTGGCCTTCAAGACCTCGACTCAGAACTCGCTGATCTCGCCGAACAAGGTGATGGCTGCAGCGCTCGGCGACTATCGCGAGCGTCAAGGCCCGCTGATCATTGCTTGCGACCCTGCTGGCGACGGCACCAGCGACACCGACCGCACCGCGATTACTTTCCGCCAAGGCCGAACAGCCTTCCGCGTTGAGTATCACGAGAAGAAGAACACGATGCAGGTCGCTGGCATCTTGGCTGACTACTTCAACCAATTCCAGCCTGATGGCTTACTGGTTGACAAGGGTGGCCTGGGCGCTGGCATCTACGACCGACTGATTGAGATGAACGTCCCAGTCATCGGCATCAACAGCGCTGAGTGTGCGCGTGACAGCGAACGCTACGAGAACAAGCGTGCCGAGATGTGGTGGCTGATGCAGGAGTGGTTTGAAGACCAGCCTTGCAGGATTCCAAACGACGCCGCGCTGATTGCCGACGTTTGCGCGCCTCAGCCAGACATTCACTCGAGCGGTCGCAAGTTGCTTGAGAGCAAGATAAAGATGAAGAAGCGCGGCATTCGCTCACCAGACGGTGGCGACGCGCTGGCTTTGACATTCGCTGAACCGATCACCATGCGCTCGCAAGAGATGGCGGGCGGCGGATACGGTAGCTACAGAGCTCCAACGAGCGCTGGCTACTAAAGGAAACCTATGACAGACAAGAACGAATACGAATCAGCCTGGGCTGAAGGCACTGAAGAGGCTGCAGAGACTGCAGGCTCAAAGATGATTGCAGCCAAGAAGGCCAGCGACGCATCTGAGAATGATGCCTACATCACTGCCTATGCTGACATCGACGCTGGTCAGTCTGTCAACGGTGAGACGCTCAAAGACGTCAAGCCCAAAGACAAGAGCCAAGAAGACGGAACGATTGTGGCCAAGAAGGGCGAGACCAAATGATCAAAGACCCAGGCAAACTTTTCCTGTGCATGCGCAACTCGGCAACGGTTGCTCACGTCTTGCACTTGAGCGCTGTTGGTGAAGGCAGCTTTGCCAAGCACAAGGCACTCAATGAGTACTACGACGGCATCATTGAGGTCGCTGACCGCTTTGCTGAAGCCTACATGGGCTTGAACAACGGCGAGCGCATCAAGTTCAACACCTCCAGCTTCAAGCTCGAGATGGACGCCACCAAGATGCTCAAGGGCATGCGCACCGAGATCGAAGCCGCTCAAGCCGAGTGCTCCGACTCAATGATCAAACAGATCCTGGACGACGCCAAAGAGCTCGTTTGCGGCACGATCTACCTGTTGACACTGAAGTAATGACCGCAGTAGCCGACCAAACCGCATACGCACTGGCCGCAACCGACCAGCTGCGCGACGCGCCTCCTGAGCAGGCCATGGACGCTTTGGGCGTCGTGTTCCTGGCCGAGTTCTCTCGTGCCGAGCTCGAGCGCCGTCTGACTGAGGAGCGTTGGCTCAAAGACTTGCGTCAATACCGCGGTCAGTATGACCCGGATGTGCTCGCACAAATCGGTGCAAACCGAAGCAAATCATTCGTCCGCAAGACTCGGGTCAAGGTGAAGACAGTCGACAGCCGTGTGGCTGACCTGTTGTTCCCTGCTGGCAGCGAAAAGAACTGGGAGCTCGACACCACTCCGGTGCCGAATGTCTCCAAAGAGCAGAAGCTCATGGTCGCCAAGCAGCTGCAGACCGTGTCAAAAGGCCAGCCAGTACCTGCAGAGATGCTGGACAAGGTCATCTTGGACATGGCCAAAGCGTCGTCCAAGAAGATGGCCAAGGTCATCGACGACCAGCTGGTTGAGGCTCGCTACAAAGACGTGGCCGTCAAGACCATTCACTCTGGCCACCTGTACGGTACCGGCGTGATGAAGGGTCCGTTGGTCGAGCGCAAAATTCGCACGACTTTCATCCAGACCGCCAAGGGCTGGGAAGCCAAGTCAGAGTCATACGTGGTCCCGTTCGTGGATTACGTGCCGCTGTGGCGCTTCTACCCTGACATGAATGCCACGTCACTTGACCAGTGCAAGTACGTGTATGAGCGCCATCAGATGACCAAGTCAGACCTGGTCGAGTTGTCTCAGCGCAAGTCGTTCAACAAGACGAAGATCGTCAACTACATCAAGTCTCATCCAGAGGGTGAGATCAAGTTGCGCTATTTCGACAACGAGCTGCGCATCATTGGTGAGCGCACGGCCAACCAAGGCAACAAGCAGAACACGTACGAGATTCTCGAGCGTTGGGGCTGGGTCGATGGCGACAAGCTCAAAGACATCGGCGTCAAGGTTCCTGAAGACCGCGTGCACGAGACGTTCTTTGCCAACGTCTGGCTCCTGCCAAACGGCGAAATCATCAAGGCCGTGCTGCAGCCAATCAATGGCGTGACCTGGCCGTACCACCTGTACTACTTCGACAAAGACGAGACTTCGATCTTTGGTGAAGGCCTGTCGTCGATCATGCGCGATGACCAAACCATGCTGAACGCAGCCGTTCGCATGATGCTCGACAACTCTGCGATTGCTTCCGGTCCGATGATCGAAGTGTCGCCTGGTCTGTTGTCCAACGTGGACAAGATGGACGAGATGTACCCATGGAAGGTTTGGTTCCGCAACACTGCGCAGCCTGGCACTCCTGCTGTGCGCACCATCCAGATCGACGGCCGCTTGAGTGACCTCAAGGGCATGGCCGAGATGTTTGAGAACAACGCCGACGAAGTGACCGCGATTCCGCGTTACATGTCTGGCGAGAACGTCAACAACGGCGCTGCCGGCACCGCTTCGGGCATGTCAATGCTCATGGGTGCTGCCAACATCGTCATCAAGGATCTGATCACGGCATGGGACGAAGGCGTCACGCGTCCGTTCATCACGGCCCTGTATCGCTGGAACATGCAGTTCCACAAAGACAACGCCATCAAGGGTGACTTTGATGTGAAAGCCCGCGGAACCGCATCATTGGTGGCCAAGGAAGTCCGTGCTCAGCAGCTGGACAACTTTGCAGCCCAAGCGGCTAACCCGATGGACGCACCGTTCATCAAGCGCGACAAGCTCCTGCGTCAGCGTGCCGAGGCTCACGAGCTTTCGGACATCGTGAAGACCGAGGACGAAGTCAACCAAGAGCAGAACAGCCCACAAGCTCAGACCCAGATGCAATTGGCTCAGGCTCAGGCTCAGCTGGTCATGCAAGAAGCACAAGCCAAAGTCCAAAAGATGATGGCCGATGCCGAACTGGCCATGGCTCGCTCCAAAGAAGTGGCAGCCAACATCGACCTGGTCGTGGCTTCTGCAGTCAACAAGCGCGTGGAATCAATCTACGCGGCCCTGCAAGCTGGTGGCGTGGCCACGATGAATCCGACAACGGCTCCCGCTGGTGACGAGATCCTGCGTAGCGCCGGCTTCACCGATGCAACGCCTGACCCGTCAATCGCGCAGCTGAACAGTCAGCCAGTGCAAGAGCAGCCTGGCGGTATGCCTCAGAACACAAACCCTGAGCAGCCAGCAGTTCCTGATCAAGGTCAGCCTCAACAAGCTCCAGCGCAAGCCAACCCTCAGCCAGCTACTGGTATGGACGGCGTGCACCAAGGCATTGAAACACCGGCACAAGACTGATGGACGACGGACTCAAAGCAACCCGTGCCATGGCTGACTCAGCCGTGGTGGTCGCTGAATACAAAAGCTCTGACGCCATGAAGGCGATGGACCTGATGCTGACCAACCTGGCTGACGTATATCGCTGCCAGTTGGCCGATGTCGGTGTCGACGAGCTCGTACGCATCCAGTCATGCCTGCGTCAAACCCTTGCAATCCGCGGTGTGATCCGCGGTATCACGCAGCTGCCCACGATTTAAGAATCTTCAGCCCCTGCGAAAGCAGGACAGTTTGAAGCCGGGTGACCGGCTTTTAGGAAGCCGGACGAAAGGAAAACCCATGGCAACCACCAACGAGAATCTCAAAGACGATCAAGACGCATACAGCGCCGCGTTCAATGAGGAAGCACAACCCGCCCAAGAAATGTCGGAAGACGAAGCCTTTGGCATCAAAGACGAAGCAGCCGAGCCTGCCTCCACAGAAACCAAGGCAGCCGACGGTGCAGCCGAAGATGGCGCAGAAGGCCAGGGCGATGGCGTTGACGTAGCCATCGTGCTCGACGGCGGTGAGCTCAATGAGCAAGCCGAAAACATGCAAGCCCGCGAAACCGCTGAAGCTTCAGCTGACGCACAACAAAACCCTCCCGCCGCTGAAGAAGTGGCTGAAGGCGAGCAACCGGCTATGGATGTAGACAAAGAGACTCAACGCCTCAAGTCATGGGAAGGCCGCTTGAAGGCCATGGAAGCCAAGCTCAAAGCAGCTGGCGTCGACACCCCAGAAGAAGAAAAAGAAGCCATCGGCGAAGCCATTGAAAAGGCTTCTGATGCTGCCGAGACTCCTGCCGATGAAGAGCAGATTGAGCAGATCGCTGAGCAGGTCGAGTCTGGCGCGATGAGCCCAGAGCAAGCCATGAAGCAGCTGGCCGAAGACTTCGGTGACGACTTCGTAAAGATGATCGAAGCCATCGCCGTGGCCAAAGCCAAAGAAGCTGGCGGCCAAGCTGCTGCCGAGCTCAAAGGTACTGTCGACGAGATCCTCAACGACATCACAGACACCAAAACCAAGACTCACTTCGAGCAAATTGCCGCTGCGCACCCTGACTTCCAAGAGATTGGCCAGTCAGAGCAGTTCAAGCAGTTCGTCGAAGGCATGCCTGAAGACCAGAAGCAAGCCGCCATCCAGGCCATTGGCAACGGCTCAGCCAAGCAGATCAACGCCTTGCTGACTCAGTTCAAGCAAGCCGCGCCTGTTGGTAGCGATCCTGAAGAAGCATCCGAAGAGCTGACTGAAGCCCAAGGCGAAAGCATCGTGGACGAAGCTACTGAAGACGCCATGGACGCCGCAGAAGGCGTGCGCTCAAGCGGCATGAAGTTGCCAGAAGCGCCTGCAGCAAGCCAAGACTACGAAGCAGCCTGGAACGAGGCATAAACCCATTCGGTGTTCGCGAATAGCGAATGCCCCACAGAGTTTCTGCTCTGTCTGTCGCCCGTCTAACGACGCAAGCGGCAAGCATCAGACTTTGACCCCGCGCGCATGGCCAGCAGGGTAGAGACAACAGTCGCAGCGGGTGAGAACCCCGCACCAATTCAGCTGATCCACCAGGTGTGGAAACAGTATCGAGGTCGCTGCGTAGCGGTGGCCTTGTCAAAGATCTGCTGAGCAGAACCCTCTGCCTCACAGCCGGCGTTGCAAAGTGCGCCGGTTACCAATCACTTTGCATTTCGGAGCACGACTACCCAGTCGCGCATGACAAACGAATCTAGGGCCACGGCTTAAAACGCTGCCCCGTCACGCTTCGCCAGTCTGCACACGGCAATCGGGAAATCCATAGCTCCTTTCAAGATGGCTGTTCACAACAGCAAAAAAGCACTTTTAGCCATTAAAAAAGGAAATTACCATGGCATCTACCTCATACGGCGATATTTCGCCTCGTACCGCAGCCTACGCAGAAAAAGAACTGTTGAAGCGCGGCCTCCCTTACCTCGTGTTGGAAAAGTTCGGTCAAGCTAAAGCCTTGCCTGAGCACAGCACCAAGGTCATCAAGTTCCGTCGCTACAACGCGTTGCCCAACACTCCTACGGCTTTGACCGAAGGCGTGACGCCCGCTGGCCAGACTCTCGCTGTGACCGACGTCACTGCGACTTTGGTCCAGTACGGCGACAAAGTGACCATCACCGACGTGATCTTGGACACTCACGAAGACCCAACTTTGAACGAGTCTGTTGCCCTCTTGGGCGAACAAGCCGCTCAGATGATTGAGAAGATGCGTTTCGGCGTGTTGAAGGCTGGCACTAACGTGTTGTACGCCAACGGCTCTGCTCGTACAGACGTGAACACTGTTGTGACCGTTGCCTTGCAACGCCGCGCAGTTCGCGCTCTGAAGCGTCAGAACGCTCGTTTCATCACGACCATCGTTCGCTCGACTCCTTCGTTCGGCACTGAGAACGTGGCTCCTGGCTACGTGGCTCTGATCCACCCTGACTTGGAAGCTGACGTGCGCGGTTTGACCGGCTTCGTTCCTGCTGAAAAGTACGGCACGATGACTCCTTGGGAAAACGAATTGGGCAAGTGCGAAGACGTGCGTTACGTGTCTTCGACCATCTTCGCTCCGTTCGCTGACGCAGGCGGCGCAAAGGGCAGCATGTTGTCCACTACCGGCACTTCTGCCGACGTGTACCCAATCCTGTACGTCGCTCGCGACGCATACGGCATTGTGGCGCTCAAGGGCATGTT